CTCTCCTTGTTTTTAGTTGCTTGTGTACAGTACCGGTACAGTACTGGTATTACCCCCCCCCTCTCTCCTAAAGGAGAGGGGGGGGGTAAATGCTAGTTAATAAAGACTATTTATAAGCGTTCCGATTTGCTTAGTTTGTAGCCTCCTCCGGTCATTATTTTATGGTGTTCCCAACCTAGTCGTCCGGTAGTGTTGTAAGGAGTCTTTGCCCTATCGTCTGAATCCCTTACTCTTGTGACCTTTAGACTACCGGCATTCCTTATCTTGCTAGCCTTATCCATGACCCTGTTCAAAACCTTTACACGCCTCTCCGCATATGTCCCATTGGTAGCTGTTGGAACCCCCCAGTCCAACCATGCTTTGGTTAACTGGAATTTATGGTTACCAAGGGCTAATGAGACCCCATCATCCCCAACCTTGCTACCGTGTACTAATTGCAGGGCTGTATCTAGTACCTCGTACTCACTCTCAAAATACTTTTGTTCCATCCTGATTCACTCCTTGTGAACTGGTTTCTTGACCCCCCTTGTTGGGAGCCAAGTGGCAAAGCCAAGTCAACCTTATCAAATAACAGCACCCAGTACAAGTAAAGCTAATCCCATTACATGTAATACTTGTAAATTACATGTAATAAACATGTAAATTACGCCCGTTACATGTAATACCGGTTAAGATGTTGTTATGAGAAAGAGCAAGTTAACAGAAAAACAGAAAGCCTTTGTTGATGCTTATTTAAACTCCAACCGGAATGCCTCACTGGCCTATAGAACAGTCTACGGGGACAAAGGGGACAACGTGGTCAATGCGTCCAGTTCAAGGCTCCTCAAGAATGTTAATGTCATGGACGAGATTGTTAAGATTCAGCAACAAAATGCCCTGATAACCCAACGAAAACAGGACATAAACAGAGACTTCCTTATTGATAAGTACCTTCAGGTGATTGACCTCGCACTGGAAGAACGCCAGTTATCAGCCTGTAGGCAGGCTCTGGATAGCCTGAGCCATCTGGCAGGCGTCTGGACGTCCAAGACTGAGGTACATGTGTCCGGCACGGTAGACCATCAGTTGCAGAGCCTCTCCAGTACAGACCTAATGCAGGCTTTAGTGGAAGCCAGACGACCTGCAATTGAGGCTGAATACCGGTCTGTTGAGCCGGAACCTGATTTATGACCAGTTGTAGCTAAAAACGGCTAAAATCGGCTGTCAACTGTTGCTATCTAGACTGGAATCAGGGATTTGCTACTGTCTGTTGCCAACTGTTCCTATCTAGGGTCCGGTTTCAAGCGGCAGTCTGCTTTCAAGGTCGGTTTTCAATCTGCTGTCGTCAAGGATGTTAAGAGTTTTGTTAAGTTTTGTTAAGTATTAACATCGGCAAATATTCAAGGCATAAAAACAGGCCCGGTACCAAAAGATACCGGGCCTGTTCCATTTCATTTCCTTTAGGGCCTCCGGCTAATAGCCGGAGGCCCGCTTGTTTAATGTTTTATATAACTTACGTTCTGCACTAGTGGCGCCCAGCAGGCGTGACAGTCAATTCCGCCATTCTTAGCACCCCAGCAGGTATTGCCTTGACTGTTAGCCGGGCAGATATGACTGTTAGCCATTAGCCACTGGTGGTCCAGTGTGTGGACTGTGCTAGTGGGCAGGCCTATCTCACTAGGCGCAGGCCCGTTAACCATATGGGCAGATAATCGAATGACTAGATTTTCTGGTTGTGTAGCACCTGCCCAACGCATATATTCTATGGCTATCTTGTATTCCCTAGTTGGCAACCAGTGTTTAGTATCTGGTGTTAGTGTTGCTACCTTGTGAACATTTATTAAGAATTCCAAATTTGGAATATCACCAGCAGACAACCAACGGAAATATTCATGTGAATATCTATTGATAAGAAATGCCATTGCCTGACACCATTTCGGATGCTGTAAAGACTCAAGACGCCGGTATTGTGCTGGTTGTACTGTTTTATGGAATACCGCAAATAATCCTTTTTCAGCGTAGCAGTCAGAACAAACAGAACCCTCAATTTCTTTTAACTTGTTTCCTGTAAAGCATTCTGCAGGTGGTAAGTTATAGGTTTTGGCCTTATCCATTTTACTAACAGTCTGGATACCGCCACCTGTAATTTCCTTCGCTTGTTTTACTGTAAATCTTTTCATTTCATTTCCTTTAACACCGAGCAGGTATCCAGCCTGCTCGGTGTAGCTTGTGTTTATTAAATACTTATATCGATATCTAACTCTTCTACCTCTTCTAATGCGGTATCCAAAGCTTCTAATTTATTGGCAACGTTTATCAATAAATGTATAGCATCTTCAGCGGCACTAAAATCGCTATCAATTTGATCTTTTACACTTTCAATCATTCGTACCTTATCTTCTAGCTGTACGCCTATATCATCGACAAGGCTACGCACGTTCTCCAGTTCATGTTCTAGATCGCTAGCTGGTGGTAAATTGTTAAATATTTCGGTGTTGTTATCTAATATACTCATATTATTTCCCTTGTTCTGTAGCTTGTTTGTTGCGTTATGAGAATTCATAACCATTAATGGTGTAGTGCCTTGACTGGTAACACCAGCCGGATCGGGCAGTACACCCATCGATCCGGCTGGTTGGCTATGTAAGACTGATTGGTTCATCTCTTATCCTTATTAGTGACTGGTTGAGGCCTCAAGACAAGGCCTTAGTTATTTCTATCATATAAATAACTAGAAAGTAAAGATAATAGTGGCCTATCTGGTGAATCTAATTGATATTCTGGAATCAGGAAATTGAAACCGAGACTCCAGTTTCCCATACTCCAACAAGTGAACCGAGGCAGGCCTCATGCTGTAAATGATAATATCAGAAGCACCCAACCAAAATTTTGCAATCCTGCAGTTTTGCGCTCTGGTTACAGTACTGGTATTACACAACCCCCTCTCCTTTAGGAGAGAGGGGGTTTGTGTATAGGGAAGTTGATAAAAGGTATTAAGTCGGGTATTTTAATATAGAGTGCGGGGTTCATATCTCCTTTAATACGCTTACACTATAGTTATCCCGCACTCCCATACAGGAGGAAGTTATGCCTAAAGGCGTTGGTTACGGTAAAAAGAAGCCTATGAAGAAGCCTAAGAAGTGAAGTCCCTTATATGTGTATATGGGGGTCATGGTGACTGTGGTCTGGGTACATGCAATTGTGAGTGTCATGGAGAGGATTAATGGTCTCTGCTACCGAGGGTGTAAAGAAAGAGGCGGCCCGAAGACTGGAAAGGGAACTCGCCAGTAGGAATTTCATATCTCCTCATACTGACGACCCTGGTGACAGGGAGGTTGATTTCCTGGATTATGTGAAGATTCTTGAGAGGGCGCAGATACATTCAGGGGTGTCAGGAGGGGCGGTACCCTTTAAGAAGTGGGATTATATAGAGGAACTGGCAAGGTCCATTGTAGATAACCGTCTTGTTGCTGTGCTGAAGGCAAGGCAGTTGGGTTTCTCGTGGACGAGTGCTGCGTATGCTGCGTGGTTACTTACGTTTAAGCACGGTACTAATGTTCTTATGATCTCCAAGGGACAGACAGAGGCTTTTTCCCTGTTGGACAAGGTGCGGTATATACTAAAGAATCTGCCAGATGACTGGCAGGCTCCTTTATCTCCTGATTCAAGGAGTGAGATAGGGATACCGGACCGTGACTCCAAGGTAATCGCCCTACCCTCTACGGAGGATGCGGGGCGATCAGAGACGGCGTCTGTGGTTATACAGGATGAGGCTGACTTTCACGAGTATCATATGCAGAACTATGCTGCTGTAAAGCCTACTGTGGATGCTGGTGGGCAGATGATTATGGGTTCCACCTCTAATAAGAGGCATATGAGTACGTTATTTAAGGAGCTTTATAAGAACGCTCCTGACAATGGGTGGCATAAGTTATTCATACCCTGGGGTGCCAGACCCGGAAGGGACGATAAGTGGTATGAGAGTGTTAAGGATACCGTTCCGTCTATAGATTTACACGGAATGAGTCCTGAACAGTTTATGGAACAGGAGTATCCCGGTGATGAAACTGAGGCGCTCGCACCTCCACGAGCGCAGAGTATTTTTGACCGGGATATTATTGTTGGCATGGCTGACGATTGTATTAAACCGCTTAGAGAGGTTGGCCCTGCCAGTATCTATCAGGATTATCGTGCTGGTAAAAGGTACGTTGCCGGAACTGATGTTGCCTCCGGGGTAGGTATGGACTACTCAGTTACTGTGATAGTTGATGCTATAACAGGCTACGTAGTAGCCGATCTGGTAACGAATACCTTGCAACCAGAAGATTTTTCTATAGCTTCAATGAGGTTACTTGAGGAATACTATAAGCCTGACTGGGGAATCGAGAACAACTTCTCTGACACGGTATTGACTATAGCCAGGGATCAGAACTACCCTAAGATATATAAGAGGCGTGTTGGAAGGGGTAGAAACATGCGTAGGGAATACGGGTGGAGAACGGACAGGATGAGCCGTATGACACTATTCGATGAACTACGGGCCACTTTTAATGCAGGACAGTTAACTATTCCCAATAAGTACGGCCTTGATGAGTTTACAACTATCATTGCCGCACCGGGGGAAAAACCACAGGCTATGGGTGGCGCCCATGACGACTATGTCATGGCACTTGGTGTTGCCCTTATGGTCAGAAGTGAGAAAGGAATCATAAATAATCGCAATATAGTACCACTACCGGCACTGGGATAGGGATATAACATGGCTGATCTTAAAGAAAGACCCGATGAAGAACAGATTGTTCGCTTTCGTTCCAAGATGGGCGAATTGTGGGGGAAGGCACACGCAGAATTCCGTGATAACGATGCGTATTACCAGAGAAGGTTTAACGTATGGAGTCAGAACTATCAGGGAAGGCCCGTATTTTATGATTCTACCCCTACTCACCTTGTTGATCATGCTGTATCTACACTGATGAATTTCGATCCCCGTATACACAGGGAACCTGTGGGGGATACAGAGCAGCACAAAGTTGATGCCACTAATCTTGAGAATGGACTAAAGTCAGTACTGGATGGTGCCGGAAGGCAGGAAACAGTGATGCCGTGGAAAATGATGGCACAATATCTTGTGGCTCATGGTTATGCTGTTATTGAAGGACCACTCCTTTCGGGCCTTCAAAACAGACCTCCAGAACCCGTAAGAGACGATTATGAAGATGACGAAGAGTTCGATGCTGCAAACACTGTATACAGGGCGAAAAGGAAGTCATTTAATCCCATACGTATAAGAGTTCCTCATCCGTCTACTGTTTTAATGAACCCAAGAGAAAAGACGCCTACTATGGCTATCAAGGCGTCTAAAATGTCTGCACAGGAACTTCATGAGCAGTCTGTTATGAAGAAAAAGAGGCAGAGACGTAAATATTCTGAAATATTTGATATGGGTTCGCTTGATCCGTGGGATGAGGTTGAATGTTGGGACTACTGGACACCTTACTGGCATGTAAAGCTTGTGGCTAACCCGCAGGCAAATTTTGGTTCTCCTACCTCCAGGGCAGCTACCCCCATATGGATGGAAAGAAATACATGGGGATTTGTTCCTTTCGTACACACATTCTCCGGTTGGGGAATGGATATGAGTGATACCGGAGGCGACCCTGCCAACCTTGCACAGGGAATATTGACTCCTAACAAGGAAACAATCAGGAAAAGAACACAGGAACTGTCTGCTTTTCACCAGATGCTTTTAAGACAGGCGTTTGCTCCTATGGGTACATCAAGAGATGCCTTAACACTGGCAGCAGCCATATCAAATGAGGGAATACTAGAGGGAGACCCACAGGATTACTGGGTTATGCAGACTCCTGATATTCCTTCGTGGGCGCAAAATATCAGGGCTGGTACTGATACCACACTTGAGATGGGAACCTATACATCTGCACTGGCAGGTATGAAACAGCCGGGAGTGGGTACGGTAGGACAGCAGGCAATACTTAACACTGCCGGAATGAAGATATTTGGTCCTCTTGAGGCCCAGCGAGAACATGTATCGTCTATTATTGGTGGAAGAGTATTACAGCTTGTTGATACTGTTTCTGAACTTAGAAATGGTATCGGTGCTGACGGTAAAATACTCAGACGCTCCCAGATACACAATATATACGATGTGAAGGTACAGTTTCCTCATTCCGATCCTGTTATGGAAATGCAGCGAAGACAAATGGCATTATCTGAATATCAGGCTGGCCTCATAGACTCAATGACATATTATGAGCAGGCCGGATATGAAGGTGGTACTGAAATCAAGGAAAGACTTATTCAAGACAGTATAAGACAGCTTCCTTCAGTAAGGGAAAGAATTGAAACCACTGTTGCCAGACAAATGGGATTGGTAGATGAGGGAAATCAAGAACAGGTTGGTCAGGAAATAGGAATGCGACAACAGGCAGCAATGCCTGAAATTCCAGGAATGTCACCATCTGAAAATAATATATCTCCTAATGGACAGGCCGATATCAATTCTATGCTTACGCCAAATACATTTAGACCAGAGAGGATAGACCTTGCCTAATAAAGCAAAAAATATGTATACAGATGCTATTTTAAATGTAATAGATGAGTATAAATTGATAGTTGATAAGTATAAAGGTAAAGAAATACCGCAGCTTATGAGTGAAAAAATTAACCACCCACAGGCTCCTATACAACAGGCTATGAAACGATCAGGTATTAACCCTGAAGATTTTAGGATTTAATAATGCCCCCAGAACAAAAATGGGAAGATTTAACTCCCGAACAGAAATTACATTTAAATTATCTTGAAATTGCGACTAAAATTAATGTTCTACGGGGTATTAATTTTGCAACCATACCAGACGATCAAAAAGATATTTATTCTCAATTCGGGGATGATCCACGTACACCAGCAATAGAATAT